AGAATCATGGGGAATTGTGCGAGAAATCCGGCCCCGCCAGTCGCCGGGGCATACGTGCCGCCGTCGCCGTTCGTGTAGGTCGGGGCAGCAGACCAGAGGCCCACGTTGATGCTGACGTTGCCCCAGCCAGTCGTGGCGTTGGTTGACAGCCGCACCCGCGGCACCGCCGCAGCCGTGCCAGAATTGGGGATCGTGATCGCAGGCACGACGATCGACCCCGCCGTCGTGCTGTTGCCGATCAGTTGGTTGACCGCATACGCCGTGGTGTTGGCGGCCCGGGTCAACGTCGATGTCGGGTTGGCCAGGCCCGGGGCCAAGAAGGAGACCACCGTGGGCGCGTTGCCAATCGACACCGTTCCCGCGACCGTGGGCGTCCCTGACACCGCGACTGTGCCCGCGACCGTCTGTGTGCCAGAGGGAGTGACCGTCACCGTCCCGCCATTGATCGCAACCGAGCCAGCGCTGCCGATGTTCGCGGTGACGGTGCCGGAGACCGTGGGCGTACCGGACACGGCAATTGTGCCGCTCACCGGTGACGTGCCCGCCAAGGTGACCGAGCCGCCGTTGTTCACCACCGTCCCAGACGAGACGATCACGGTGCCGGAGTTGACCACCACGCCGTTCGTCGTGCCCGGCGTGGTCTGATCGATACGGACGTTGCCAACGATCGCCGAACCGGCCGCAAGCGTGGTAGTGCCGGAGATCGTGGAGGTGCCGGAGAGCGCAACCGTGCCGCTGACGGTTGGGGTGCCGCTGACGGCGACGGTACCGATGTTCGCCGTGCCAGCCGCGAGAGAGCTCGTTGCCGAGAACGTGCCAGAGACCGGAACCGTGCCTGATATCGAAACCGTTCCGGCTACCGTCTGCGTTCCGCCCGGCGTTATCGTGCCGCCGTTCAGTTGGACGATCTGGTCGCCTGTCGTCGGGTCAAAGTTCATTGCTGGATCCCTTTGACCATGGACAGCACCACGGTGTAGCTCGCGTAATTGTTCGCGTTGACCGTGGAGAACAAGATGCTGCCGGTCGCCCCAGTCGCATTCGGGTTCACAAGGCCCTGGAACCCTCCCCTCATGTCGCGCAGAGGCCAGTGGCCGAACCCGCCAAGGATCAGGATGTCCGTCGGCGTCGTCGCCTGCCACTGGAGCCGCAACCCCATGGAGCGCACGTCATAGTGGAGATCGACAATCTCCAGGTGGACGCCGGCATAGAAGAGGGTTCCCCCGATGTTCACCCCGAGCGGCCCAGTGGACGTGGCGTTGACCTTCACCACCCCGGACTCGCCCGTGCCGTCCGAGTAGTTCGTGAAGCACATCACGGCTCGCTTGGGGCCATTCTCCAAGATGGTGGTGGTGACGATATCGGCCATCGCGATCCCTCCGCGGACTGGCCGCCGCTACAGTACCAGAGAGATGCCGCCGACGCCGGCCGCGCCGACCGCGCTCATGTCCGTGTAGACGCTGCCGCTCGGCGCCGTCTCCCAGGCAGTGATGCCGTCCGCCCGGCACTGATTCATCTCGACCCGGCCGCCGGCGGAAGCCGACACGTTGAACGCCTGCGCCATCGCCGTCGCGCCTGCCCCCACGGCATTCAGGAACCGGCAGCCGTTGAGGTTGAGATACCGATCAATGCCGCCGGAGCCGATCAGCAGATGGCTGGACGCGCCACCCGAAGAGCCGAGGTAGGACTCGAAGTCGCAATCCTCGAACGTGATACGCGGCGCGTGCCCGGCGACCTCGACAGTGTAGTTCGTCGCGTTCCGGGTCGTGGTGTCGGCGCCGAACACACAGCGCCGGAAGGTCGACTCGCCGACGCTATTGTTGATCAAGAGAGCCCGTGCGCCAGTCAGATTCGCCGTGCCGGTCGTCGTGGTGGTGTCGCCGAACCCCAGGAACTCCACGCCATCGTACATGTTCCGGCCGCCGGCATCGAGCCAGTTGACCAGCGCGCCCGACGTGGCCGGGAACCCGAAGAACGTCTGAAAATTCAGGAAGTAGCAGCCGGAACCGGTGACGTTGAACAGGTTGTTGAACCCAGTGGCGCCGGTGACGCTGATCCGCGCCCGCTTGCCCCGTCGCAACGGAGCGCTGAGGCCCACCAGATGCGTCTCCGACCCGGTCCAAAGGATCGACCCCTGGCTGGCGCTGACGTGCACCGTGCCGGTCAGGAAGATCACGTCATTGTTGGCAGGCGTCGCCGCGGCCAAAGCCTGCTGGATCGTGTTGAACGGCTGGCTCGCGGAGCCAAGGCCCCCATTCTGCCCGATGATCGACGGGTTCTCTTCGACGAACCAATACTTGCCCGTGAACGGCGGCAGCATGCCGGTGCCGAACGTCGGGATGCCAAGGGAAGTGATGCCGTTCGGGAAATCCGTGAACCGCGGCATGGCGCGTCTCCGGTTGCGTGCCTCCCGGATGTGCGCCGGGACTCAACCATCTTGGGACACAAGGGGATGGGAGCACGGCTTCTCGCGCGCTGCGGCAGGATAGGGGGCCACGCGACGGCATGCAAGCGACGGCTGGCGAGACAAATAGGCTTAGGCGGAGAACTCCGGCCGCGGCCCGGCGCTCGCCAGCGCGCCGATCGACCCTGCGCTGCGCCCGCTGGTAACCATGGGATCCCGTTCACGCTGCCGCTGCCGTTCCGTCGCGCCCGGGTCGAGCTGCTCCATGATCATGGCGATGTATTTCGCCAAGGCGACGTTGCTGATGACCTCCATCTGGATATCGACCATCTGGACGCCGCTGATATCTCCACAGTCCCAGTTCGCAACCCGGCCCGCCCCGTCATCGAACTCGCACACCGCCGGCTTGCTGGCCCGCGCCGTCTCGATGCCCTTGGCCACCGTCTTGCGGACAAGCTCAGCCTGCGCCGGGTCGCGGTAGTGATAGGACAGTTGCGTCCCCGCCTTGAGATGTAGGCGGACCTCGTAGAACTGAGCACGATCGGACATCAGGTAACTCCTGGACGGAAGATAGTGAAGAAGCCAACCTTCTCCGCCTCAGCGTGGACGGCGCGGAAGATGGGGTTGGGCTTGGAAGCCGGCTGCGGCAGCAGCGCCCGGAGGCGCTCAATCTCGGCGTCACGCGCGGCAATGACCTGCTCCTGCGCCTTGATCCGACAATCCCGATAGCCAAGCGTCTTTTCCAGGTCAGCGATCCTGGCGTCGCGCTCGCCAATGACCTGCGCCTCCCAATTGAGCCTCATGCAGGTCTGCTCAGCATGCCCGCATCGCTCGCGCAGCGGGCTCCACCAAGCCCCGTGATCCTCCCGCTCGTGCCAGCGGAGTGCCGCTGCGGCGACCGCCTGCACCCAAGCCACGGGATCCTCCCGCTCGTGCCAGCGGAGTGTCCGAAGATCCTCCGCCGTGACAAAGCCGTCCTGGATGTTCTCCAGAGTGGCGAAGCCGTCAGACAGAATCGAGTCGCGAGAGGTCGGTATCGGGGTGTGGAACTCGGGGCCATCGCATGGAGCGCCTGCACATTCGTCGCTCGGGTCGCAGCCGCACCGGAAGCAGGTGGAAAAGGTGCCGACGCCGAGTGTGCGGGTCGGCCCGGTCCAGATGTGCCCATGGGGATCGGCGATACCGGACGTAGAACCAAAGACGCCTCTGGCATCGTTTTCAACCAAAGACGCCCGCTCGTGAGCGATCACTCTCACGCCGGAGGTGTCGAAATCGTCGTCCACGGCAAGCTCCTCTGCTCAGGATGCCGCCACAATGAACGGACACCGATCGCCAAGCAACCCTACTTCCGCCGCCGACTGTGCGCCTTCTTCCCCGCCGGAGGATGGTGCGCGTAGGCGCCGCCGCCGATCAGCCCCCGGTGCATCCCCGCAAGCTCCCCGATCAGCTTCGCCTCGCGCTTCTCATGGGCGCTGCCCCGCGTGCCCTTTGGGGGCTGAGGCAGCGCTGCCAGAGCCATCGCGCCGCGCGCCTACTTCTTGCCGCCGGCCGCGCCCGTGTGGTGGTGGTGGTGGTGGTGAACGTGCACCTCGGCCATCTTGTGCTCCTCCGTGTGGCCGCCGCGCGCGTCCCGGCCACCCTTGGCCTTCGCGGCCTCCGGCTCGTCCTTGGAGCCCTTCGCCTTTGCCGCCCTCGGCTCCGCCTTCGCGCCCTTGCGCCCAGCCCGAGCCTCTTCCGCCCTCGATTCGTGCGGCTTGCGTGCCATGTCGATCAGCCCTTCCCCAAGAGGGTGCTGAGCGGTCCGTAGACCATCCCCAGCGCCGGGAACGCCCCAGGACTATCCCGGAGCCGTGCCACGCGCTGCTCGGCCGGCGAGAGTCGTTATGCGGCAGGAGAAACGTCAGTGCAAGCTTCGGTCCGAGGATCAAGAAGGAACTGCGCCTCAGCAATCTCGACTTCCAACAAGAGATCGTCCACCTGGTTCAAGAGCCGCTCCGCGCCAGCCACATCGATCATGGCCATGAAGGCCGTCACGACATCCTGCACCCGCTCGGACTGCCACAGCTTCGCCTCGGTCCGACCGCAATCCAGCGTGTGCCGCCGGTCCGCGTCCCAGCCCCACCCCGCGCACACGGCGCGCGACAGCCGCTCCACCCGCGTCATGCCAGTTTCCTCACGATCGCTGCCGTCTGCTTGAAGCTCGCAGCCAGCAGCCGGTCAGCATGGGCCTTGGCCTCTCCGGTCAACGTACCAATCGGATAGACGACATGCGCCGCCTCTCCACCGTCGCAGACCAACCGCGGCCGGGAGCCGGCAAGAAGGCGGTCCAAATCCTCTTGCGGAATCGCCGCAGCCTCATCAATCCAGGCGCCCGTGATCTCGGCGTCCCCACAGTTGGGGGTCGAACAGGCCATTCACCTTCTCCTTATTGCGATACAAGGAATCGCAAGGATGACCTGGAGACGTCAAGATATTTCTGACATAAAAACCGAAAGGGCACCGAATAGCTTGGTGCCCCATCAGGTTAGCAACGGAAAAGTGTAGATGCAGACTGGCTAGACCCCGGAGTTACCGAAGGCTCCCCGCCAATCTGACCAGTACGCGGAGTAGCGCTGATAGCACGCTGCCTTTGCGTTTTTTGTATCGAAGTCGTTATCTTGGTCAAAGGTTATTGCATCCCGCTCGAAGTATTGGATGCCTCTGGGGATGTTGGTTCGGATGAACCAGGCTGTTGCCGAGGAGAAGTAGTGGTTGACCTTGATGCCCTTGGGGAAGGTTCCGGTGGCGCGGAGGACGTTGATCGCGTTGTTCGCGGTGTCGTTCTGGAGCACCGAGTGATAGATGCGATTCGCGTCGAAGAAGTCGGCCGGGGAGACCAGGAGGGACTGCGGCAGCACGGACACCTTGAAGCCGCGGTTGTTCGTGGTCTGCATGATCTGGACAACGAGATCCTCGACGGCGAGCTCCGAGATATCGGCCGCGGTCGCCGCCACGTTGGACTGATTGCCGCTCAGCGTCGGGTGGGTGGGCGAGAAGAGTTGCGTCCCATCCGCACCGGGATAGGCGCTGTTGAAGCCCTGGTTGTAGATGGCCGCCAGAATATTTTCCTGGGTTTGCCTCATGGAGAAGGCGAGTTGCTGGGCACGCCGCTTGCTGACCACCTCGTACAGGTCGTCGCGGAGCTCCTCGTAGGTGACGATGTAGCCCAGCGCGTAGGCGACGTGCGTGTAGCGGCTGACCGGCCCCTGCACCTCGGTGTCGTAGTAGATCTGCTTGCCTTGGGGCTTCACCGGCGCCAGGCCGAACCCGGTGATTTCCGGCTCTTCCTCGTACGCCTTGTCCGAGGTGTCCATTTCCATCAGGTCGGGATACTCGGGCACGTGCTCGGAGTAGTTGCGCCCCCACCAGGCACGAATTCCCGGCCAAAGCGCCTTTGGATGCGAGCCCGTAGTGATTACGGCCATTATTCCTGTCCTTGTCAGCTAAGAGGAAAGGACGCCGTCGGGCTGCTCGCCGAGGAGTCGACTCACTTGGGTTGAAGGGGAAGAGACGCCTCTGGATCAGGTGCCGGTGGGGTTGAGAAGCTGGCTGAGGTTGAGCTTCACCAGGTATTTCGCGTAGTTGACCGCGACGGTGTTATCGACCTGCTGCAGGCACTCCATGATGCGGAGCTGCAACGTGCTGGTGGTGTTGAGGCTGGCGCTGTTGAGCATCCAGCCGCTCTGGCTGTCGTATGTGTTGCCGGCCCCCGCCACGAGGTCGGCGTTGCGGCCGACGGCACCGTTCGCCATCGCGCCGTTCTCCTGGACCCAGTAGAGCAGGAACGGATCGTCGGTGACGTAGACGTAGGCGGCGGTGGAGGCCGGCAGATAGGGATGATCCGACTGCAGGAGCGGGACCGTGGGGATGCCGGCATTGTTGCTGCGGCCCATGAAGGCGCCGAGGACATAGGCTCCCCCGCCAGCGGAGGCGATGCCGACCGCCTGAACGCCGTTGCCATCGGCGCTATTGGTGATGGTCACCACCGGGTCGCCGAAATAGAGGGCCGTGGGATTTCCGGCCGGCACGTAGTACGTGCGTAGCGCGCCGCCCCAGGGGGCACCGCTCATGTAGGCATATGGCTGCAAGCCACGCGGTGTGTTCGCGTTCGCCATTGGGGCGCGCCTCTCCGATGTTGACGGATGGACCGATCGGCGCGGCTGCGTTGGACCAGGCAGACCTATCGCTGCCGGGTGGCCATGCGTTGTCGGGGGATCGGTATGGAGACGGGCTTGCTCGCCCAGCGGAAGCGGTCGCGGCGTGCTCGCTCAGCGACCGGTGATGCTGATCTTCTTGACGTAGCGGTTGTCATCCGCTCCAGGGCCGGCTCGGCCGTCGCGAATGTCGCTCATCAGGCGATTGTGAGCATCGGCTTGCTCAGCCATATCGTCCTGATAGCACTCCATAGGGATTTCCATCAAGTAGGATGATCGTCCGCGGCCGTCAGCCTTGTCGGTGACGATGCAGGTCACCTCGCCTGGCCGATCGGGGTCCATGACGTGATTGTAGCCGGCACGCTTTGCCGCGGCGACGCGACCCGGGGAGTCGTTGAACCAATACCTGCGGTAGCCGGCCCGGGGCGTGACGGCCAGCTTCAAGCTCGCCGCGCCGAAAGGTTGCCTGGGTTTGAGCTGCTCCCGAGACCTCCGGAATATCGGATCGTTTTCGATGGCATCCTGGACCGCTCCAGCGGTCGCCAAGTTGCGCACTTGCAGAGACGCGACTTTGGCGCCAACGATTGGTTCTACGCGGCCCCCGAACAGTCCATCCGCTGGCAGATCGGCATGGCGGCCGGAGAATCCAGTAATGGACTGCCCAATGGCCGCCGCATCCGCGGCCGTCCGGCTGTCGGCGATCTCGGCGGCGATCAGATCCCTGAGTGCCATGTCGGGTTATCCCTCTTGGGCTTCGAGGTGGTCAACATAGGCTTGGTCCTGCTGATAGTAGGTGTGGGCCCATTCTTTCTCGGTCAACGGCTCACCCTTGCCTGCCAGCATCTTCTTGTAGCGGACAAAGGCCACCTTGCTCTCCTTCGGCAAGGTGTCGAAGGTCCACCGTGTCGATGTGCGCCGAGGCGCGCCCCCCGAGGCCGGTTCGACCGCCGGAGCCGACCTGCCATTACCGCCTGCATTTTCTGATGCTGCTGCCATGGGGGCACCTGTCTTGTCCGGGAAGAGCGAGCGCATGCGCTGTTCGGTCGCACTGAGCGCGCTCCGCAACTCGGCTCCGGCCTTCCCAAATCCGCCCAGACCCCGAAACACCGTATCAGCCGCGTCACGCAAGGCGGTGTCGGCGGTGTACCACGGGTTCCTCGTGAAAAACTCTTGGACCTCATCCGGCACGGGCCGAGACGCCGCGTCAGAAGGCGCCGGCGCCTGGACCTGGACAGGAGCGGCAACGGCCGCCGGAGGTGCAGTCTTGGCGAGATCGTCCATTTCCGTCTCGAGTCGCTTGAACGCTGCCGTGTCGCCGGTTTCGACCGCGGTCTCACGCTGGCGCATGATCTCCCGCCTGGCACGCTCGTACGCCCGCTGGTCGGCCGTGCGCGTGAGGGCTGTCATCTCCCGCACCGTCAGGAGTGCCTGCTGAAGCTCCTGCCGCGTGCCGTCCAGCGCGCGTTCCATCCGGGCGGTCCGGCCGTCGAGCGTGTTGTAGCGCTCCAGGAGAACGGCTGGGTTCTGCACACCCTCCGCGAGGAAGCGGCCGGCTGTGACGAACTTCGCAGGGTCGCCAGTGAACGACTCACGGCCCTTCCAACCCATGCGGCGGGCCCGCTCGACCGTCTCGGCATCATCCTCATGATCGGCGACTTGACCGACCTGATCAGCCGCTTGAGCCTCGGACATGCCCTATTCCTCCACCACGAACTCGGGGGCAGCTTCTTCGATGCCACCGATGCTTCTGTCCTGCATCAGGCGATAGGTGCGACCGTCAGCCCCCACGTACTCCTCGCCGGCGTATTTCTGAAACCGCACCCGGTCGCCTGGCTGCGGCCGCTCGCCTTCCCAGCGCACAAGCCGGTCCGAATCGTAGGCGAAAGCCTGCGGTCCGACTGCGATCAGGACGCCCGAGGTCGCCGCTGTAGACGAATTTTCCTTCGTCGCCGTCGGCACGATGATGCCGCCGCGAGTAACTTCGTTGGCTTCATCCGGGAGGACGATAACCTTGTCGCAGACCGGCTTGATCCGCGAGCAATTGACGCCATCCCACGCGCCAGCGATGTACTGGCCATGGGCCGTCGTCAGGACGCGATCTTCGTTCATGTCTCAGCATCCTTCATGGCAGTGACTTCCGCTCATGGGGC